GATGGTGTCATAGTAGTCCTTGAGTAGCAGCTCTGGCGAGTTGACTTCGTTAGTGTTCTTGAAGTAGGTGTCATGGTTACCGACAAACATGTGCATGTCGATGTTTGCCTGCGCTAACTTGTCGAAGAAGTATTCCCGCGACCTCTTGAGGGTATAGAAGTTTACATACTTACGACGATCGAACAGATCACCCAGCTGGATGACTGTGCCGATACGGTGCTTCTCCATATAGGGGAAGAATACATTTGCATAGAACTTTTCATAGTAGTCATGAAAAGCTTGATTATCATTACGAACACCAAAGTGGGTGTCACCAAGAATAGCTACTTTCATTAATCAGCATCTCCTAGGATAGATTCAATACCTACCAATTTTGCCTTTGCTTTAGTTTTAGGCTTCATCTTACTCTCCATCTCTGCTAGCTTGTCAGAGTCGATTGTATGATACTGACTGAAGAACTTACCGGTCGGATCGTCTACTAGCTCATTCATGATAGCAGAGTTCTCGAACGACTTGGCCTTGATGTAGGCCTGCTTCTTCTCTTTCTGGATCCTTTGTAGGAACGCATAGTAGATGATCTGAGTGAAGTATGCAAAAGGATTGCTAGACTTGTCAGGATCGAAGTTGTGTAAGTATCTAATGCAGACCTCAATGCCATCAGAGATCATCTCATCCTTGTACGTATAGGATGAGAAGTTCGGCTTGGTAGCCAGCTTGGTAGCAATCTTAAAGATACACTCTCCAATGTACTCAGGAATCTTAGGACGGCGCTCTTCTTCGAGGGTTGCAGCCTTGCAGCTGTTGATGAAGTGAATCATCTCTCCGTAGAGACGCTTGTTGTCTACGTAATGTGCTCTTTGCTTTTTCTTAATCATTGTAGTTTGATTCTTCCACTGATCAACGATAAAATCTCTTCTGTAGTGATACCATGATCACTAGCTTGTTCTGGATTCTGTGACGTGTTTAAACTATCACTATAATACTTATCCACTGCTTTCGTATAATAGTCAACAGCTTTCTGCGAACATTTGGATGTTGCAACAACGTGCCGCATGTAGAGTATAGTTTCTTTACCATCCTCCTGAGACATGAAACGGGCAAGTCTCGAGTAAACATCATTCTCTCTTTCAGCATACTCAATACGTAGAGGCTGTCTTACTCGTAGCTGTCTGTCATCATGATCGATGAACTCAGCAACGAGTTCTTCTCCTGAATCTAATAATATAGTGATAATGCTCATTTCAATCCTACTGTGTATATCTTGAAGTCGAAGTTCTCTTTTTCATAGATCTTCGTTCTGTCGATGAAGTGTTTAAACGTGAAGTTGGTTGCGCTCTTGTACGAAAAGTCGTCGACGATGTCGTATAGGATTGCTTCTTGTTTTGTCTGATGCTTACGAAGCATTCTACCGATAGACTGCAACACCTTGATCTTCGACTTCGAAGGAGATGCAGCAATCATATGATGTAGTTTGTTAATGCTTACGCCCGTGGATGTCGTACCGAGTGAAGCCACGATGATAGCGTTCTCTTCATCTTCGACAGCAACTCGAATAGCTTCTCTGTCTTGTCCGGAAACACTACCATCGATATAAAACACGTTACTAATCCCAGCATCGCGTATGGAATCAGATATGGCTTGGCCGTGACTAATAACCCTAAAGAATACAAGTTTGTTTCCTTTCAGAGACAGCGCCAGGTTCTTGATGAACTTTGTTCGCTCTTCGTTTGTGATAATGAAGTCGATCTCTTCCTGGTATGTCTTGCCCTTGAGATCCTTACATACCTGCTCGGGATACTTGAGCACGATACACTTGATCCTGAGATTAGAGACATGCCCACTCTCCATCAGATCCTTGGTAGTGACGACCTGATACTGAGGACCAAACAGACCTTCAATCGTCACTCTGTTTAGAGGAGTATCGTCTAACGTTCCTGTAGTCCCGAAGCGAAACTCACAGTTGTCAAGGTTAGAAAGGATCTTAGTTAGAGTGGCGGCCTTACATGTATGAGCTTCGTCTCCTACAACAACACCGAACTGCTGATACCATTGCTTAGACATCTTCGTCTTACCGTTGTCCATCGACTGCCACGTAGTGATAACCATGTCCTCTGGAATGTCATTCGACTTGTTCAGCTTATCAGTAGACACATGGATCGTGCCCTTGTAGCCATATTCTCTAAAGTCATTCTCCATCTGTCTCACCAGACCGATAGTAGGAACAATCACCAGACCCTTATGACCGAATCGCTGATACCATCTCATGATGATATAGATCATCAGCGACTTACCTGACGAGGTAGGCGACAGAAGTGTTCGGCGCTTTGATCGTAGGCACTTGACAACACTCTTGATCTGATAGTCTCTGGGGGTGAATCGCTCAGGTATATCCAAAGTTTTGATAAACTCTAGAACCTCGTTCACAGAGACGTTATCGTACTGCAATTGGGGATCATAGGAGAACGCATAACCACGCTCGTCACAGAACTTCTTGATATGTCTTGCTAAGCCAGCATACACCAACGCAGTAAGTCTATTGACCAGGCGGATTTTACCATCCCAGACTCTAGCCTTGTACTTTGGACTGAACCTGTAGTTCTCTGCAAAGAATGTAAAGTGATCCGCCAGCTCCATCAGCGTTGATGGGTCTGCTACGATCTTACAGTGTACTGAGTTGACGTATTGTAGATGTACGGTTTCCATATTAGACCCTAGTAATGGCGATGCCATATCCCATACCAGGAACATACATTACTCGAGAATGTTGTTCATCCTCAACAAGTTTTTCTACTGGACAACCCATAGCTGCAAGATCAGCAATTGCCTCTTCGCGAGTTCGACGCAATTCTCCAAACTGATTGCCGCCATCCCACCATTGTGCTTGATAAAAATACATTACATTCCTACCTTAAACTTTTCAAAGTCGATGGCAGATTTGATCAGGAATCCTCTATTAGTCAATGAGCGAATAATGGAGTCTAGCATTTCAACCTTCTCCTGCTGAATACCAATCTTCAGTGTCAGGGTGATGATATCATCATCTGCATCGATGTAGTTGTTGACTTCAGACTTAATCACTCGACCGACAGGAGGTAGTTGCCATCCTCTTTCATGTGTTTCGGGTGTTGGTCCTTGGGTGAAAAACTCGTGCTTCTCTAGCTTGAGCTTCTTGAGCTCGGTCTCAAACTTACGGAGACGGAGACGCTCTTGGCTAAAGATATTGTAATACTTGCTGTGGAGAGATGGGATGCGCAGAGCTTCGTGCGAGAGCTCTGTGTGATCGATCTTAACATCTTGCGACCACAGATTCTGAATATCTTCAATCTTCATAACAAACCTTATCTTCCTAAAACTACTTCTCAGTATACTAGATTTTAGAACAAAGGTCAACTAGATTTTTTGGATAGTGAAGTCTCTTAGAGCAAAGGTAGCAGAAGCAGAAATGTATTCGATATCCGATAACGTCGAATCAACTTCAAGATCCGTAAGCGAGATAGGGAAGCAGTCACGCATCGTGAACTCTACGTTACCATTCATTGCGCTAGTCAGGAATGTCAGGCCAATGTCAGACGTTACAGTATCCTTCTGCTCGTCTTGGGCCTTGTACGGTCTGTTCTGCAAGGTGTACTGATCGAACTTCTCTGGCTTACCAAGTGCAATCATCCAGTTATAGATCTCAAGATAGTTATCGAGATTCTCGTTTACCTTGAACGTGACACTCAGCTGTCCGAACTCCAGATGTTCACCTGGCCTTGGGATCTGAACGAAGGGGTTAGGTTGAAACGCTACGGGCAGCGTAAGAGTAGGAAGTGACACTCTCTGAACCATGAACTCGACAGTAGGAGCACGCGAGAGTATAAACTTATAGCCAGTAGGCGACAAGAAGTTAAGATTATCTGGTTGATTGTTTACTGACATATTGTACTCCTTACTCTATATTTATCAACAAAAAAAGAGGGGGATCTTTCGACCCCCCTCCCGTAGTTTGGTTGGTTACCCAACTCTTATGATTACATAAGGTTGTTAACAAGCACACGACGATAGTACTTGTTCGAATCCTTGGTAAGAGCACCAAGACCTTCTGAAGTACCGTCTGCGAATGGATTCGCGACCATGCCGTAGCGGGTCTTGAAGCCAATCTTTGGCTGGAAGTTGTCTTGATCGACTGCACGTACCATTTGTAGTGGAACGTATGGGCAGTAGAACAGACCGGCGTCGAACGCTGACGAACCCTTATAACCAACTGTCAGGTAGTTACCTGTGGTATATGGATCGATGTAAACGCGCATACGACCGTTAAGAACACCAGCAAAAGTATTGCCTGTGTCGTCTACGTTCAGGTTGTTCGAGTTAAGCGCAGGCGCATAATCGAGAACGCCAGCCATCTGAAGTGCAGATGCAACGTCCGAAGAACAGATAAGGATGTTACCCTTACCACGTCTTGTGCCCTTGGCGATCTGGTTAGCTTCACGCTCAAGCTGGAACATAAGACCCTTGAACTTTTCAACAGACCAACGGCCGTTTGAGTCAGTGTCAAGATCGAAGATACCTGCTGTAGTTGTGCCTTCCGAAGCACCACGCTCTGCTGTGACGTTGATCGTGCGAACAACTTCACGGTTGATTTCCGAAAGGATTTCAGCCGAAAGAATGTTTGCAAGTTCTGTCTCAGCGTCAAGACCGTGAATTGCTTTCAGATCCTGTGCAAGCTCAAGCGAGTATTCTGCTTTCAGAGCGCGTGAGCGAGCTGTAACAGTAACCTTCTCGATCGAGAATGCCATTTCAGGAATTGAAACAGATGAGTTGCCCCAGCCTTCTGCATAAGCTGTGTTAACACCACGAACATAGTTGTATGTGTTTGATTCAGCGTTGTTTGCAGTACCTGGAACAGTACCAACGTGACGGTAACCAGGAAGGTTAACTGAAGAGTTGCCTTCTGGGTTTGCCGAGAAGCCTGTGTTAGCTTCGTTGTAGAACGCTTCTGTTCCACCCTGCGTTGCGTAACGAGCACGCATTGCGAAGATAAGACCAGTTGGACCTGTCATTGGCTGAACGCCGCAGATGTCGTAAGCTACAAGGTTTGGCATCGAACGACGAACAAGTGAGATAAGCACTGGATCGAAGTTGTCAACAGATGAACCTGTTGCGTTGACTGGTGTAGCTTCTGCAAGCAGATTCTGAGCACCAAAGGTTTGTGTTGATTCACGAAGAGCAGCTTCTGTGTTCTCAAGAATCTGAGCTGTTACTGCACGACGATGTGAGTCTTTAATTGGGTCAAGGTCGGCGTGTTCTAGAACAGGCTTCCACTTGTTTTGTACTTCCTCAGCTAGCATTTTTATCCCTCCTAAATGGATTATTCTAGTATTATTATTTATAAAAACTTATTTCTTTGTAGTTCTGCCGATTGCCGAAACATACTGTTGCATGCCAGCTTCAACTACTACGTTTGTTTGTTCAGTTAGCTCTTCGAGCGAACCAACAGCCGTTTCTTCAACTACTAGTGAAGAAGCAGTTGCTTTCTTCTCTGTGAAGTAGTTTTCTTTGACCAGTTCAACCTTCCTGCGGTAGGCGTCTGCGTCAGAGTATTCTAGGCCTTCTGCAAGAGTGCGAAGCTTTTCTACCTGAGTAGCCGCTAGGCCTTCTGCAACCTCATCAAAGATAGCTTCTTTTTCAGCTTCTTCAACTAGCTTAGTGAGTTCGATCTTTTCGTTGATTTCCTCATTCAGCTGTCCTTCGAGTTCAGCAACACGTGCTTCGAGAGACTCGACAACGTTTACTGTTTCTTCTGGAACTTCTACCATGTGCTCTGCAAAGAGAGCCTTTACACCGTCGATGAACTTATCAGCTGCTTCAACCTTCAATGAAGATTCGATAGCAATCTGGTTGTCTTCGAACCACTGCTCAGCAACATAGTCCATGTACGTATCAATCTTCGAAGCAAGCTCTTCTTCAACGCGCTCTGCAACTTCTTGCACAGCTTCTTCGTATTCTTCTTCGATGCGAGCTACTTCAAGACCAACGCGTGCATTAACAGCAGCTTCGAAAAGGGTCGATGCCTTTTCGCGGAACTCTTCCGAAAGATCGTCATTAGCAAAAAGCTCTTCAACGTCTTCCTTCATTGCACCCTTAGCAGCAACCGATGCCTTGTTTGCAGCTGACTTGTCAACAGCACCTGGTGTTTTATTCTTACCGTACTGGTCAAGCACTGCCTGGAACTTATTGATTTCTTCTTTCGACATACCGCCCATCGCAGCAACAACAGAAGCCATAAGCTCTGTCTTACCCACGTCACCAGCAACCGAGCCAGCACCTGGCTTCAGTGTATCAGCGGCAGCTGTCTCGTCGAGAACTACATTCTCTTCGATTTCAGTTGATTCTTTAATTGCCATTCTCTGACTCCTTTTAGATATAATCTTATCTAGTTGTATATTTATTGTACTTAGATTTTTGATATTGAGTTAATGAAATTCTCGAAGACTTTCAACTTTTGGGTCTCCAGATCGCGTGAGCGAACTGCCTGCTCGACCTGTAGTTTAGCATGTTGAGCGATGAGCATATTGTTTTCCCAGATCCACTCTACGCCTTCCATGATACCGTTTACGAATGCATCAGGAGCCGAAGGATCGGCAACAATATCTGCAGCTGTCGCAAGGTGGAAGTCATCTTGTACTTCGTTCACACCTTCTTTATTTAACTTGATAGAACCCATGCCACGAGTCGATACGCCTAGCTGGCCACCTGACTCGATAATACCACGGGCGATGTTACCCATAGGAGTGTCTGTAATCTTCGCACGGCCAATGAAGTTGGATCCGTCTTGCTTTAGAGATTCAATAATGTGAGAGATACGATCGAGGTTGATCTGAGGACCATCTGGATGACCTAGCTCGCCGAACGCACGACCCTTTTGAACGAACTGCTCATTGTATCTGTTGACTTCTCTTTCGAGCACTGCCTTTGGATACACACGACCGTTGCGGTTCTTAATTTCTGACTGAAGGAATACACCTTCAATGTACATAGTCTTCTTTCCGCTTTCCGTCTTCTCGGTTACGTACTTGATTGACTCGTTCAGCTCAGTGATCAGTTTCATCTGTCAGTCCTTAGTTCTGCTGGTATTCGGATACGAAGTTGCCAGTCTTTTGTAGCTCGAACGTGATAAAGCTATTAGCTGAGCCAACTAGATTGACTACTACGTTAGCAGCCGGATACAAGTTAATAGGCATTCCGCAACCAGCATATTCGTGCTGACCTGTTGAGTCGTATACCGCCACTAGGTTCGCGCCGCGAAGGATCTGAATAGATCCGTTGCCATCACATCCCCATACTGCTTGGGTAATATAAGCTCCCGTAAGAGTTTCATTACCGACAGCTACGCAGACGCTTGTGCCGTTGACATTGGTCGTAGATGAGTTACCAGCTACGATAATGTTGCCGCTGTTTGAAGAAGCAACGTGAACAACAAGTGAAGTGTTCTTCTTGTTAGATGTGATGACTGCTGGCATTACTCACCTCTATTTTCGATAGCGAAGGCGACCATCTTTTCGAGGCCTTCTTCTGTGGCGCATGCTGCAGCAAACTTAACTTGGTTATCTTCGTGCAGCTTATCAAATGCTGTCTTCATAGTTTCTTGGAGACGTGGCGAAAGACCGCTAATAGCTGTGTCAAGATCTTCTGCGACCTTCTTAGCAGTTGCTGTAGCGATGGCCATCTTCTTGCCCATTGGCATTTTTGGATTGTCGCGCTTGATAGCCTTGGCCACTTCTTCGCGCTTCTTCATCTCTGCAGGAGTCAATGTCTTTTCTTCAAGCTCTACTTCTTCGTGCATCGAGTATTCGCCACGCTGTGCTAGGCGATCATGGATATCCTTGAGCTGGCTGTGTACTTGCTCGATGTCGCCTACATGGCCCCAGTTAGGGCCCTTTGCGTTCGAGTAGTGAGCCTTGTGCTTATTAGCAGCTTCTTTGTGAGCATTGAGGTGATCGTTGATCGACTTCATCAGACCTTTAGCAGAAGCATGAGTCGCTGCATAACGGTCCTTAGAGGTCATGCCTTCTCTTAGCTCTGTTTCTTCGTACACAGCTTCATCAGTGCCCGGATCATAACCCTTGCGCTCTTTTTTGCGCTCGACAGTCTTGATGTTGGTAGCCTTAAAGACATCGTCCTTATTGCCAGCGCGATCCTGCTTAACTTCGGCTTCGTGCTTGTCAACAAAACGCTGTTCGTCAGGTGATTTTACCTTACGATAGCCTGTCTGTTCAGCAAATTGTTTAAGCGTCTTCATCGGTGTCGTCCCCGTCTAAGTCTAAGTCGTCGAGATCTTCTAGGTCATCGTCTAAGTCAAGATCGTCGTCGAGATCAACATCATCCAGGTCTAAATCATCGTCCTGTGGATCGAATTCTTCTTCTTCAGCTTGTGCAAAGACACTTTGCTCGAAGTTGGCACGAACACCGTCCATCTGAGCTTCGATCTTTGCGCGTAGAACAGAATCAAAAGCGTCTGCAACTCGCAAAGGCTGCGAAGCCGCGCTGAAATTAAGAATGTCTGTCGTTGTATAGTCTGTCATAAAAACTCCATTCTAACTATTTATGTTCCTCTAGGTTGCGTCTGTGCGGCCTGCTCTTCATCATCGGATTGGATGATTCCAGCGGCCTTCTCATCTTCAACTTGCTGGTTGATTTCTTTCATGTCTTCTTCTGTCTGATGAAGAACGTTCTTGCGAACCCACTCATTCGAATAATACTTACCAACATAGTCATCAATGTCTCTGAGCATCGAAACACGGTCACGAAGGATTTCTGTTTCTTTCAACTCAGCAAAGTAGTTATCTACAGAGTAATCGAATCTAATAGCACGTTCGAACTCAGGCCACTCTTCTAGCGTCACGATGCCCTTAAGGACAAGCTGACGCTCTAGGATCTTTGTAAAGATCTGGGAGAACCTCATTCTCAAACGCTCTACGAACTTTGAAAACTTGATTTCGTCTCTTGAGATTTCAGTCGAACGACCAAGGTTGTATACTGTCTCTGGTTCCAGTCTGCCGATAGGAACGTTCAGTGACTTGTATAACTTCTTTTGGAAGTACACGATATCATCAATCTGGCTAAGGTTTTGACCACCTGGCAGGGTAGTAATTTCTGTTCCCTTACCACCTTCACGACGCGGCAACCAGAAGTCTTCTAGCATCGTCATAAACTTACGGTCGTCTCTAATTTCACCAGTGTCAGAGTTGTAAACAACTTTGTTCTTAAAGCGGACCATCATATCACGGACGTATTGCTCTGCCTTCATCTTAGGAAGGTTGCCAACGTCGATGTAGAAGATTCTACGCTCAGGAGCACGAGATATACGATAGATTACCAATGAATCTTCAAGCGAACGAAGCTGGTTCAGAGGCTTGATTGCCTTATGCAGATAAGAAAGAACAAGGTCTCCGTTAGGATTGACCATTCCACTCATCACATTAACAATTGAATCCTTGGCAATCTTGACACCCTGAGCATTCGATGTAGTAGCTCCAGGAGCCTTTACAAAGCCCTTGTCGCTATAGATGTAATACTCTGCGCCATCTTGAACCACAGGAACACCGTTCTCGGTCTTCCTTTTCTTTTGCTCACGAATCTTACGGATGTGCTTAGGATCAATGTAGCGAAGCTCTTGGATCCCTTCCCTTGGATTTGCGTTGTCAATGATTACATGGTAGTATAATCTACCATCAACATACCACTTTCTGAATGTCTCATAGCTGTATTCATTGAAATGTAGTAAGCCGAGGATGTTTTTGAATTCCTCGGTAATTAGATTTTTGATTCTATCTGGCTGCTCGAGATCATCAAGATTGATTGTAACTGGCTCTTGGTCGGGGTTGCCAACAATAGCTTCATTTACCACATCGTCGATAGCGGTTTCGACCTCAGGATGCATAGCCATTTCTCGATACCGTGTAACGAGTTCTGTCTCTGTCCTAATAGAACCGTCGAGATCGACGTAAGTCCCGTAGACTCCGCCGCTCTGTACGACCATAGCCCCGTCATCGGTTTGCTTGGGAGCAAACGAGACGGGAGCCTGGTCTTCTATCTTCTTTTTAATTTCGAAGCCAAATAACTGCATGTTTCACTTTCTTATAATATTATATATCGCTTAGCCGATTAGACCGGTATTACCACCATCTATTTCGAACCAATCGTATGCAAATGTGACTGAGAAGTTTTCGATCTGATCAGTCGAATCCCAATCAAGGTCAATGGTTGAGATTTCCGTTGGGAAGATACCATTGAACTTGTATCTGCGAAGCTCTGCGCCGTCCTTACCATACTGAGTTACCAGAGCAGTCGACTTGTAGTTAGACGGCGATGAGTCAGCATTGAGGTTAAGGTTGGTTTGCAGCGAATTGATTTGGTTGTGCCACTGTTCCATTGTGTGACGAATACGGAAGTCTTCGTCGTTCATAACCGTAACAGCCCATGTGTCGAACGTACGATCACCAGCAATCTTGATCTTACGACCGAAATATGGAATTTCGATTGGGTTGATTGTTGATGAAGGAAGGGTTGTGGCACGAATCAAGAACGGTGCGATTGCATCTGATTCGTTGTTGACTGGGTTTGTCAGTTCAACTCGGAACAGGGTGGGACGAGCCCCACCCAGCCTCAGACCTGCTCTCATCTCGTTGATATTAAAAGGCATTTATTGATCTCCTTGTATCTTTATTTATCTCTTAGCCAACGATCTCGGAGAATTCAATACCGCTTCTTACAGCAACAAAGTTCAGCTGGATGAAGTTGATCGAACGTGCTGGCTTCACATAGATGTCGCCAACGAAGCGGTTCGAGTCAATAACTTCTGCTGTATTGTTTGTAGCGTCACAAACAACCTTGAAGTCTGTAATACCGCGGCGACCCTGAACATCCCTTAGGAATGGCTCAACGAGGTTGCGGAACTGTGTACGTGTGAATTCGTCGTTGAATTCGAACATCAGCGACTTAGCAGCACGAGCAATCGACTTTTCAAGAACGATGAAGAGACGACGAACATTGATGCGATCAAATGCCGATGGCTTAGCAAGTAGCGTCTTATCACCAAACAGAATCGTGCCTTCACCAGGTGAAGAGATTACTGGGTTGATGCCGTTCTTGTAAAGAAGATCTCTTTCAGCCTTTGCAGGATTGAAAGCGAGCTTGATTGAGTTACGGATCTGACCGCGATTCGTACCAGCTGGCGAATACCATGGATCGCGTGAGTTGTCTGTAACAACACAGAGACCAGCAATATCACCATTCAATGGAACGTAACGATTAACATCGTTGTACTTGTCGTACATGTACTTATAACCCGAATCCATCACTGCAAATGAGGATGAACGAACTGAGTTACGGAAGTCGACGATGTTCTGAGCTGCAGCAGTTGTCTGGTTAACAACGTCTGCTTTCTGAGGCGAAACGAATACAACACAGTCCTTACGAACTTCTGCAATGTTATCGATCAGATAGTTAGCTTGCTGTTCACCATTTGTACCACCACGAGTAGAACCTGTTAGTAGTAGAGAGATGTCTACTTCTTCTGCCGAAGCAAATAGATCATATGCACGAGCGGTGTCTGCAAATGGAACAGTTGATTCATCGTTATCGACACCACCTACAAACGAGACTGTCAGTGGACGTGCGTTTGTTGATGAGGCAATTGCTGTTGTATTAGCCGAAGTAGCGTTTGCGCGATCCGATGCCCACCAAACATACTGTGACTGCTCATTAAGAACTGTCTTATAGTAGTTTGTCGAACCATCAGAGTTCTTAGCATCAGTAACACGGGACAGACCCTTGTAAACTTCAAGAACAGTGCCTGGCGAACCAGTGAAACCACCATCTTCGTCAACAACTACAGCGTGAAGCTCGTCAACAGCTGAGGTGTTACCTGTAGTTGACTGAGACTGGAACAACGAAGTACCAGGGGCAGTATCAACTTGGTTGAAATATTCCCAGTAGCGTGTTGTTGTGTTCGCGCTGATTGCAGTCGATAGCTTTAGTGGAGCATCGAAGGAAACAGTGAATGTGATACGATCAAGATCGCCATAATTGATCAATGCGCTACCAACAGTCGAAGCTTCGTTAGCTGGATTTAACGCCGAAGCAATTACGAACGCTGTCGAGTTAACTACCGTAACAGATCCAGACACATTGAAGTTAGCGTTTGAGTAACCTGTAACGGCTACTGTTTCACCAACTGCAAGACCTGCAGGAATTGCGCCTGATGTGTAAATCAAAGCTGTGGTGTTCGAAATAGCGCCAGATGTAGCAAATGTATAGTTAGTAGCCCCAGCAGGAGTGCCGATCGAAGTTACCTTTAGCGACTGCTTACCAATTGATGTGTTACCAAACTCAACAACGTCACCTGCAGTCAGAAGAGCTGCAAGACGAGTAGCTTCTGTGTTTGCTTGTGCTACAGTAACACCAGTACCATTCGTGTTAGCCACGGTTACGGTTGCGGTGTTAGATCCAACTGCAAGCGCCAGAAGCGAGTTACGATAGCTTGTGTTACCAGCAAAGTCCACAGATGAAGAATATGCGTCTACCGAATCGCAGACAGAAATCTTAAGCGAGTTACCAAGCGCACCTGGCCACTTTGCGATGTACTCGACGTCTCCGTTGAATGTGCCATCCTTAGTATCATAGTCGTCTTGGTTCTTAACAGTAGTCGCAACGTTTGCAAGACCGCCCGCACCTGTGTTAGCAATGGCTGAAAACACAGATGATGTGTTTGCAGCACGCGAAACGTAGAGAGCATTCGAATAGCCAAGAAAGCTAGCTGCTGTGAAGAAGGTTTCTGGGTTGATAGAGCTTGGTTTACCAAACTTTCTCACCAGATCGTTTTCTGAAGTTACAAGCGAACGAACGCCAACTGGGCCCCAGCGAAACACACCAGCAATAGCACCTACAGTGGTGGAAGTTGCAGGAACTACCGTTGTAAGATCGATTTCTGAAATATTAATGCCTGGGCTTACTTGGTATCCGCCACCGCCTGAACCAAAATTTTGTACCGCCATGTTAGTCTCCCTTAAGAGGTTCTTATAGTTTAGTTGCTTATCATATTTATAAATTAATAGACTACAGTGTCATCAGCCGCTCAAACGAGGCTGTCTCGGGCGTCACTTCTAACACCTCTGTGTAATCATGATCATGGCCTGTATCGAGGAACCCGAAAGGAGTCAATTCATTTTCCATATCTTCCTCAGATTTCTCTCTGAGTTTGAGCAATGTATTAATGTCTGTTAAATCTTTGAAGTATTGCTGATCCGACATCCAAGCAAACAAGACGAGACCCATTACAAGGTCGTCGTTACATCCTGGTTCTGCTTCGTATGAGTGACCCTTCTTAGAGAATCTTGACAATTCGTAAATAGTGTTGTGATCGTTGATGATCAGCTGGTGCTGCTCGACAAGTAGCTTCAACATTGAGCAGCCAATTGCCTTTACAGTCTTTGTTGTTCGTACTCCTCGTTCGGAGTTCTTGAATCCACTAGAGATTCTCTTCCCTCTTGCACCAGCATTTTCGGTGTATACAAGTAGTTCGCTTTCGTAGTCGTAATGAAGTGAGTCTGCTACCTGAGCGCCTACATCATTAGACTCGACTAGAATAACTGCATCGTTATACATCTTAGATATATTATGTATGGTTCCTGCATAATCAAGCGGAGTGATCATGTTGTTTTTGAAAACACATACTTGTTGATACGGCATTTCTGTAGTATCAATAACTTGGAAGGCAGAATAGTCTAACCCCTTGCCCCTCGATACGTCTACTACTATGACGTATTTATGTTCCTTCTCAGGCCTGTAGTATTGAGTCAACCCACCCTGATCCGCAATAGGAACCCGAGCCACAAGAGTCTTCAGACATGCACCCGAGATCAGTGTGCCAGATGAACCTTGGAAAGCACACTCAAATTCCTGAGCAAACTTCTCGTAGTCCCAATCCATTGCTCCAAGAGTTTCTTTGTGCCATTCTGCACCACGGCCTGGAACCTGTTGCCATGGCACTTCCACAAACTGGTATCCGTTAGTGCCTGCCTTTGCCCCTTCACATGTCTTGTAGAAGTGGTTCAAACCATTCGGCGTTGAGGTGAATAGGATCTTAGTTGTTTCACCAGATGAAATCGTAGGGAAAACCGAAGCGAAGAACTCGTCCCAGTTCTCAACGAACGCAGCTTCATCGATGTACAGAAGCGAGATCGACTTACCACGAATAGCTGATGAGCTTGTCGCAGCTGCAATAACCTTACAACCATTCTCTAGTGAGATGGAACCCTTGTTCCACTCATCTACACCCTGCTGCAACCAATCAGGCAGGGCTTCATAAGCCAGCTTGATACGGTCGAGGATTTCTCTTGCAGCATCACCTTTGTTAGCGAGTAGCGCTACTGTCTTGTGGTCATTGAAGAGAATATAGTGTAATATAATCGCAGCCGCTGTAGTAGTCTTACCAGCCTGGCGACTGGTGACCACTGTAACACGGCGGTTGTTAGTGAGCTTAACAATGATTTCTTTTTGGTAGTCATACAACCTTATCGGAATGAATCCGTGATCAACGTGAACAATCTTGATGTATTTCTCTGCGAAGTAGATAGGATCCTGAGCACACTTGAGCCACTCCTGGAGCATCTCTTGCGTCCATTGGATCTGCTTTCTTGACTTCTTAAGTAGTGGGTTACCGTTGTAACCCCTGTCCATATTAGGTATCACCGGACTTGAGATCCTGTAGCATCTTCTGTAGCTCGGCAGTCGAGCCTACAAATAAATTGTTGTTGACAGTCTTGTTCTCATCCGAGTCGGATGGCTTGCCTTGCAGCTTCTGCTTCTTAATCTGAAGGTCTGCAATGCCTGAGCTTACGTCCGCAAATGTCTTGATAAGAGAGTTAAGGACTTCATACGCCTTTGGATGCTGAGACTGCTGAGCAATCTGGATCATGTCCTCGACTGCAGCTTGGCTCTTTACGACTGCATCATAAAGATTCTCTCTTGCGAAATCAAGGTCATTTTCCTGTTGACTATCATCACGTTTTGGGGGATACTGGGTTATATCCCTATAAGGAGTAATAGGATTCAAGCCGAGAGCATCATCTATTTCGGACATTACATGTTCTCCGTGAAGTCAATCAGGAACCCGTAGTTATCGGTTTCCTTAATATTACCAGGCGAAACAGATAGCGCTGCGTTTGATGTCGGCAATCCATTGGCCGTCAGACCCGGAAGAATGTTGATAATTGCAGAAGGTGTGTTCAGAGTATTAGCAACAACCTCTTGACCCTTTGCAGGTATGCGAATGTTGACGTCGATATCCTTAATCACCTCACCCTTACGAGTCGGACCAAACAAGTAGCCTTTCACAGTAAACGTCAGAGTATGAATTAGAGCTCTGCGCTGTGTGAACTCTCCTTCATATGTATCTTCTGTAGAAATGTCGTTGAAGATGATTGGGATGTCATACTTGCCGTTGATGTCAGGCATCAGGTTAATAGTAGCAGTCCACTCTGGTGTAAAGTATGGAAGGATCTGCTCGATAATCTTTGTGCCATCTTCTGCATTCTTTACCATGATGTACAGCTGGAAGGTGAAGTCATATGGCACAGGAGCATACTGATACTGCATCTGATCGTTGTCAGTCGTCACCTTATGGATCTTGTTGATCGTGTTCATCTTACGATCGGGAGCATAAGACATCGTGACCATCTCGAAGGCCATCCGAGGAAGCACAGTAGCAATTGGCTGATTCAGAGCAGAGCTACCACGACCAACGTCCATGTTGATGCGCGCAAGATACTTGTCTTTTGGTCCGTACGAAAGAGGAATCTTTAGAGTCTGAACAGTTGCGCCAGTAGAGTTCTCTCTGTTGATAAACATGTTATCGAACAGCGTTCCGAACAGAATGATGTACTTACGAATAGTGTTGTGTGACCATGTTTGACCGAACATTATGCGGTCCCTTCACTGAATGGATCAACTTCTGACCAGTCAAAGATGTCATCAGCTTCTGCTTGAATCTCTTCGTTGTCGGAGTTGTAATCGTGTGTTTGTGAATCAAGATTATAGGCAGCTTCTACAATATGGTAGCCATCTTGATCTGTAATAGCATATCCATCCTGAGTAAGGATACGGAATGCAGACATATTGGTTGTGAACTCACGCTCGATATTATCGATAGCGTCGATACCTGTAGCAAGTCTTTCGCCTGAGTATTCATATACTTCGCAGACCATGTCGTAGACTTGTAGTCCACCTAGCTGGAAGAAGATAGCTCTGTCGCTGACATACTTAATTTGGTATATCTGAGGTCTGCCAGGGTTCAGCGTAAAGTAGATCAGATCGCCTTCACGTGGTACATCCTTGCCAATGTAGCTACCGATTTCGTCGTTGAAGGTTCTCTTCGCAATAGAGAATGTTACCTGATCGCGGATCTGCAGACCAAACTTCGAAAGGAATACACCATCCCCTTCATACCCATCAACTGACTTAATGTATACGTCGACGAGATATGCAGAGTTGTAGATTGAAAGGGAGTCTTCACCGTAAATCTCATCCAGATCTTCGATCTGTCTTGGGCAATAGTAAACATCGTTGCCGTACATTCTGACAGATTCAACTACCAGATCGTCGATCAACTGCTGTTCGTTAGAGGCACCAAAGTTATTGAAATACAGTGAAGCTACCACAAGTTATCCAATCATGTCAGTAACAGGAAGACTGAAGGAAGAGATCATCTCATCTTCCATCTTCTGGAGTTCGACAGTAGCATCGTCGTAAATCTTTTCGCCATTGAACTGGACGCCGCCTGGAAGTTGCATTCCAGTAAACTTAGTCAGGTTCGAACCCCACTGTCTCTTAATCAGAGCAGTGGTGTAGTTCTGAAGCCATCTGTCGCCCCATGCATCAGTATAGGTATTAGGATCAATAACTTCGTAGGCTTCTACTAATAGAAACACACCTATGTCAAGTGTGCCCCAATCCATGTCGATATACAATTTGTTTGTATGGCGGTTGAATCGTAGAGGCTGCTTACCAACAAGAAGTTCTGTGATAAGACCAAGATGTTCCATAACCATATAGTAAGGAACCATCGAAACAGATGTCAGTGTATAGAGATCGTTCAGTGCAATCTGATAACGGATATTGAACATATCATCAGACGTCATCGAAGGATCGCCGATAGAAAACACGTTTACCGCTCCCAGAACGTTCTCTGGCAGCGTGATGTACTTGTTGTTCATGTCTGTCTGAGTGACCTGATGCTTGTAGTAGATCTTCTCGGTGCCATCAAAGTGATAGTCCCAGTAATACTTGAGAGCTTCATCGATACGATCTTCTACCTGATCGTCGTCGACGTTGATCTCGATTACTGGTTTACCTAGCTTACGGAGGCAATATTCTTTGAAAGCGGCTCTTGTTGTGGGCACAGCCATAGTGTCTCATTCCTCGGTTTCTTTTTGTCTATTTATCGAAACTTAGGACCTTGGATCCAAGACACCAGCGAACGGCGCTCGCCTTTGGTGACTGCAGTCACTCTATGATTCAAGAACGAAGGAAACACCAGGACCGAGCCCTTTGCCTTGATCTGATCTGCAGGCACTTGTGCATACTGAGAGTCTAGCTCGAAGTCGCCACCCTCATATTCAGAAGGATCGGATAGCTGAATCACGATCGAAAGTTTACGGTCGTATGCGGTAGGGTTTGCCCAGAACGTATCACAGTGCCAATCATACTTGCCTTTTTGCTCGGCAGTATACTTTGTGTACTGAATGTCTGGAAGGTAGTTGATATCGAAACCGAATGCATTCCTATTGGCTTCATTTGCATAATACCATAGCGTCTCTGTGACAAACCGACTCTGTCCGTCATTTGGATTGATCCACCTGATCTCACTTGATCTGGCATCATTGTTGAATGTGGATCCATCAAACCCAAGGCCAGCATTTGCTGTGGGGTATTGATCACCAATGTCGATAATACTTTGTACTTGCGCATCACTCAACGAAGCGTGCCAAAATTGCCATAACTGATTCATAGATTCATATCCTCGGGCCAAAAATTAATCATCATACTCTTTCTCTCACCTTCAACTACTGTATTTATCCAGTGAAAATATCTACTACCCTCGAAGTATATAATGTCGTTATCTCGAGGCATGAATGTTTCGTGGGGGCTATTCTTAATAGTTTCTGCATCAACCTTCATTGGCTCTGAACAATCAAACCAGTCTAGATCAGATATACAAAGCTCACCACCAATTGTATTACCGACCTTAAGATAACAACCTATTGTTATAGGTGACATTATAAGACTCTTATCTACTGTATGAAGCCAGGATGAGTCCTGTACAACCGACCCTGCTCTTATAAGGTGATTATAATCACAGTGGGGTTGAAGACTTTGTCCACTAACTTGATGTTGGAACCAATACTCAATAATCTTACCTGTGCAATCGTATTGCTCTACTTCAAGGAGTTTAAGAACAGCGTATTCGATCTGAGTCTTTGGCTCGTTCCATTTGAAGAAGTTTGTATAATCTTCGAGATTTATAGTCGTTGGTTTTGATTCAAAGTAGGGAGCTGTTAGGAATACGGCCGCAAGCTCAGGACTCAGCACCGACTTCTTCGTAATCTTTGATTGACCATGGGACATTGTTGAACCTTCCATTAACAAATGCTACATTCTCTTTAAACGTTTTTGTGCTACAGAACGCTTCGATGAATCCTTGAGGAGCGCACTGCCCGTACGTTCCTTTATTTACCGGCTCTGTATCAATGGGTTTACGTGCTATGCCAAGTCTATCACAAACAAGATCCATGTTCGTCTGTTCGAACAGATCTTCAAAGAAGAAGTACAGGGGTTCATCAAACACACTATCAAGCGCCTCTATTGTTCGCTTGTACTCGGGTGCAAGATATGATCCTACAAACAGCTGAGCAATGGGATGCATTTGAAAATCATACCTACTCGAAAGATCAGATATGTTTTCTATAATTGCTGCTTTCGTAGGATCTACACGCGCCCAGCCTGATCTCTTATGATAGTAGATGTAATCATAAAACATGTTCCAGCAAGACCAAGCGCGATCGATTGGATTACGCATTATGTAAACTGGTACAACATCTATTCCTTTATCTGCCAAGCCGTCTTTAAAAAATCTATAGACATTATCACTACTACCCTCATAGTGAGTGAAGTCCCCAGTCGGCTTGTCTAGAGATGCAACATGGTCGAACCAAGACTTAATGTCTTTCTTGAACTCGTGAGACTTTGTGAGAGTCGGAACAAACGTATCACGCTCGATGATGTTTAACTCTTTCCCACATGATATAAAATCAGGGTGCGTTTCAAAGTATTTGTAGAACCAGGTAGTGCCGGCTTTTTCAGCACCAACATTCATTAGAAACTTCATGCAGCACTCGGATCGACTAACGTGTATGTTATCAACTCGCTGTCAAACGTTTCGAATGTCCAGTTTGGAGATGATGGTGTCATTGAATGTGTAGCAGTTGATTCAAGTTGATAACAAGACAATAGATCTATGGCAGCTGGTATGTTCGATCCTACAGGAAAGTAAGCACTGACACGGGAGATGTTGTGCGATGTGAGAAAGTCGTAGCGCGCCTGAGAAATATCATCACGCCATGCCCATAAAGTGCTTCCATCTTTGTTGGGACCTAAAAAGGAGAATCTGCTGTAAAGTGTACTATCTACAACGTTACCTATATTGTAAAAAATAGTCAGATCATCGTCCATCATTTTCATTACAAAAGCAGACGGAGTTCTCAAGATTGGTTGCAGCATTTGCTCTAAAAAAGATATCTTTAGTTGTCGTGTATCAGCTTCAACAGGAAACTTCATATTTTGTTCCAGTTGTTGAAATGAAACTTCAATTAAAGGTCTTAAATCTTCCATAGTTAAAGAAGCTGCGTCTATCTTACTAAACGTGTACGCCATTTCTGTTTCCTATCAAATTAGCGCAGAATACATGAAACTTACCGACATGATTCCATGTGCTATGATGTTGCTTGTGATCTCCATCTCCAAAGCTAAACAAGTGTAGCCAAGGAGACTTTTTTGCGCCGGTTTCATTGTCATGTGCATAAGTAAATATGAGAGACGTGGTAATCATGTAAGCATTTGGAATCAACCATACGAATACAAGGCCATTGACACCAGCTACGATGAATGCAAGTAACGGTAAAGATAACATAACAGACCAGTAGCCTATTGGTTTTTCTAACCAATCTATCACTTTATCTTTGAATAGCCTCTTGAAAACAAGTGCATGCTTGCGTTCATACTTTGTTACTCGGTGATACCAAAAGAATAGAGCCTTCCATCCCTTATGTTTAGGACTGTGAGGATCATGTTCTGTATCCGCATAAACATGATGAGCATAGTGAGCAATTGCCCATGAACGAGGCGGATGAAGTGTAGCCTGCATTCCAATCCAATACAGTAACAGTTGTACCGGTCTTGAAAATTTAAACGTGCCATGACATACACCATGGTGATAAGCAATACTCATTCCGTACATAGCAAGCATGAAACTTACTGCTAATGAAATACCCCACCACCATAAAGGTGCTGTAGCAAAGAATAATGCATACAACAACCCTATAAAAGACACAACTTGTATTACTGTGTGGTAAAAACGTCTATACATCATTAGAATTTGATTAGGCAGTGAATCGTTCCTGAAGTCGGCATGTCGTAATTTACAATTGCGAAGCTATTAGCTTGGGCGTTGAATGAACGTGATGTGTTGGCTAATACAACACGTGAAATATCTCCCCCCTTATAGCCAGCTGTGATTGAGGCGTTGCCAGGCCAATTATTAGCGTTATTGTCTTCTCTTAAAGCTACAACTGTAAGACCTGGGTCATATAAGTTATCTTCATATAAGGCTTCTAGAAAGCTAGCTGCTGCAAACTGAACCATACCATTTGATTCATTTGGACTAATAGATCCCATAACACCTATAAGAGTAGGTTGAACGCTCCAACCATCGTTGTTTGCACTAAAGTATTTGGTAGATTCGTAAAAACGAGCAGGGTTAATTGTAAACCCCTCGCTATCATATAGATCACTAAAAGCAATGGCGCCCGAACCCCCGTATCTGTCGCGCATCTCGGACATAGAGATAGAACTACCTGTAGCACGATTGATGTGCGTACGCATATCATTCATTGAGATGGCGCCAGATGCGGGGGTCGGCATTTCTTATCCTTGCGGTTGACCCAGCTGTGCCTGAGCCTGCTGGAAGAGTTTCTTTAGAACAGGATCCACAATGCGGTGTGGGAGTTCCTGTAGTCCACCCATGATGATGTTCAATTCATTGACGTCCACTGTAAGGTTTACAGTAGGAGCTGGTTGAGCCTGTTGGTTTTCAACTAGCTTCGAGTCGAGTTCTGGATTAGTAGCCATGATATATTCTCCTTGAATTATGTATTGGCAATTGGGGTTGTGGTTGGAACAGTATTTGATCCTGGAGGAGCCCATGGAAGGGCATCTGAATTGACTTCGACCATCGGACGAACGATAGCGTCAATCTGCTTCTGGATCTGCTCATCGATGTGAGCCTTGTAGCCAGGGTTTCCGTTGACCACAGCCTGGATCCAACCAAGAACCTGAGCCTCGGTAAGATCTTCGTATGTGGTAAATTCTTCTGGATCCACCTGATCTGGTTCGAACGGTGTTGCGCCGTGGAACGTACCAGAGTTATCATCTTCATCCGTACCGGTGCATTCCCAGTGCGTCTGAACGATAATGTCGTTGAGTTCTGCAGAAGGATCGTCCTGCTTCTTCAGACTCTTAATTTTCCATGTATATGTAAGTGCCATCTTAACCTCTGTTGTTTTGAATGGAGTTGATTTTGTCTTCTAGCTTATTTATATGAGTTTGTTGCTCTTTAATTGCTTCGATCAAGAGTCCGACCATGTTGCCATAACGTACGGCTTTAAATGTTTCGGTTCCTGCGGGGTCTGTAGCTTCATAGATTACTTCTGGTAAAACTTCCTCTACTTCTTGAGCAATCACACCAGTTGAACGGGATCCATCTTTTTTGTAGTTAAAGTTTACACCGTTTAGTGTAAGTAGTTTCTCGAGTGCGTTTGGAATGTTTTCAATATTGTATTTTAGATTTATATCAGATGGAGAACCGTATGCTGTAATGTCCCCAGAAGCAATTACTGCACCGCCGCTAGTAAGTGCAACCACGGCTCCACCAGTTCTATTGCCGCTGTGGACACGAACTCCATTGGAGAAACGCATTGCGCAGTAACCATCATTTAGGTCTACAATATCTCCATCATCTGCAAGGATAATACCTTGCCCTGTTACGTTGCCAACGGATACGTGAATTCCACCAGCAACAGTCAAGGCGTTCGCAGCTGTGCTCGAACCGTCAAAATAATATGCGGTATTGTTACTGTCATAGAAGATTGGTGCGCGTGACGAAGCGGCTGATTCTGAGTATCTACCAGCACCGAATACCCAGAAGTTATCGTTGGAAGCTGAACCCGACCAGTTCTGTACAACAAGATCGTTACCACTACCACGAACAGAAGCGTTTGGAGTGCTATCCGGCGAGGTGTCTGTATTGAAAGCTACTCTGACGTTATTGCCATTAAGCCAGATTTCGCCATTAGCCCAGATTACACCCTGTGTAACCGATGTGGCCCCACCGAGCGCAATAGAGGACATAACAGAGCTGCCGGCAGGGTCTGTGTAATACGTAGTGTTATTGCTATCGTAGAAGATAGGTCCGCGTGACGATGTTAGCGCCGTGAAGTTGCCCGACATATCTAGTTGAATTAAGCTGTTTGAAGCTGACCACCCACCAATACGGAATACGTTGTCGCTGTCGAGGCCCATGTTAACCGCGAATACACCAGCACGGTGGAACGCCATTGTAGCGCCTAGACCACCGGTAGCATATGCTTGCAGTGGAGCGCTATTATCTGATGTATTTCTGTTAGATAGAAAATAACCAAACCCAGTAATTATTGTACTAATGTTGGACGCCGCGGCATCAGCAAAATTCCAATAATACGCAGTGTTGGTGCTATCATAGTAGATAGGTGCGCGTAGCGAGGCAGCGCCTTCAGCATAATCCCCAGCGATTGTCAGGGCTAAAGAGTTACCGCACCAGAAATTGAATGTACCACTGGAAGAACCACTTGACTGGAACTGCACATTTGTTGCCGCAACACTAGGCGTAGGTGCCCCACTGTATCCGGTCCTGATCCAGAGGCTTTGGGTGCCCGTAGTGCTGATTAATTGAAAGCCACCGGTGGTATTTTGGTTAACTTTAAACTCACCAAAAACATTCGAACCAGCATTTGGATCGATGTAATATGCAGTGTTGCTATAATCATAAAAGATTGTTGCACGCATCTCACTCGAAGCAACAACTCTACCGCTCCCCCAGTTTGTCCCACCTGCTGATAATCCACATAACATCGAGCCGTTAATGACTTGGTGATGCCACGTGGCGCTATCTGATAAATTCCATACCGGACCATAGCTTTCAGTTAAGCGAGCACCAGTGGCATTGCCCGTAGACGCGCCAGAATTGACAAGAGCAAGTGTTCCGGTTAAGTTAATTCCTGCACCGGCGCTTATTGCACTGCTAAAGGTTTTCACACCTGCAAGTGTTTGATCACCGCTTGTAAGTCCTGTGGAACCAGTAAAGCCAATCGGACCTTGTGGCCCAGTAGCTCCTTGAGCGCCCTGAGCCCCTTGCGGACCTTGTGGCCCAGTAGGTCCGGCAGGACCTTGAGCCCCTAGCGATCCGGTAAAGCCAATTGGACCTTGAGGACCTGTAGGACCTGCAGGTCCCTGAGGACCGGTAGCACCCTGAGGTCCTTGAGCACCCAATGAACCAGTAAAACCGATTGGACCTTGTGGACCTGTAGGACCGGCAGGTCCTTGTGGACCAGTCGCACCCTGAGGTCCTTGAGCCCCTAATGAACCAGTAAAGCCTATTGGACCCTGGGGACCCGTAGGGCCAGCAGGTCCTTGAGCCCCTTGTGGACCTTGAGCACCTAATGAACCAGTAAAGCCTATAGGACCTTGCGGTCCTGTAGCCCCCTGAGGCCCCTGCGCGCCAAGCGATCCGGTAAAGCCAATTGGGCCCTGAGCTCCTTGAGCCCCTTGCGATCCAGTAAATCCGATTGGTCCTTGAGCACCTTGAGCACCCTGAGGCCCCTGGGCTCCTTGTGCTCCAAGTGAACCAGTAAACCCAATAGGTCCCTGAGCACCCAGCGATCCAGTAAAACCGATTGGTCCTTGTGGACCAGTAGCACCCTGAGGTCCTTGAGCACCCAATGACCCCGTGAAGCCAATTGGACCTTGAGCGCCTAGTGAACCAGTGAAACCAATAGGACCTTGCGATCCAACGAATCCGGTATCACCCTTATCACCTGTTCTGACAAAAGTAACAATAACATCTAGGTTATTTGCAAACGATGTAGCTCCACTCAACCAGGCTACTGGAACAGAGAAGCTATTTGCGCCATGAGAGTGTGCGCCAACAATAGTAAAATCAGCAGAGTTTAATGTATTAGCTTGTTCAAAGGCTTTGAACGTGCCTTTAACTGCAGATGTCGAATCATCAATTGTTTGCAAGAAGTTGTAGTTATTAGCACTAAGTTGATCAAGAAAATTGATATAAAGTGTGTTTGCTGTAGATAGATTTGAGTTATTGAAGGCCATGAAGCCGCTTGCAGGAGTAGTATTTGTAGTATTACTGCTGAACAGATACTCAAAGGAAGCTCCGCCGAAGTCTCCCTTGTCCCCTTTCGATCCTGTGAAACCAGTAGACCCATTGAAACCAGCTGGTCCTTGAGCTCCAAGAGATCCAGTAAAACCAGTTGCACCTAGAGATCCTGTAAATCCAATTGGACCCTGAGCTCCAAGAGAACCAGTAAACCCAATAGGACCCTGCGCACCCAACGAGCCAGTGAAACCGATAGGACCTTGTGGTCCTGTAGGTCCTTGTGGCCCCGTAAGACCAATAGGTCCTTGTGGTCCTGTTGCTCCTTGAGCCCCTTGTGGGCCAGTACTACCAGTAAAGCCTATTGGACCTTGAGGTCCAGTGGCCCCTTGTGGTCCTTGTGCCCCCAGCGATCCAGTAAAGCCAATAGGACCCTGAGCACCTAATGAACCTGTGAAGCCAATAGGACCCTGATCACCTAATGAACCAGTAAATCCAATTGGACCCTGATCACCCTGAGGTCCTTGTGCACCTAGTGATCCGGTAAATCCAATTGGACCTTGTGCACCCAATGAGCCCGTGAAGCCTATTGGACCTTGTGCGCCTAATGAGCCCGTGAAGCCTGTAGAACCTTGAGGACCGGTGGCACCCTGGGATCCTGTGAATCCAGGATTGTTCGACCAGTATACTGCGGATCCGTTTGATACAAGACCCTGGCCAGCAGAACCAACACTACCGTTGGCTGAGATGCTGGTTGTCGTTAAGGTGTTAGCGGTTACGTCACCATTCGTCTCAATAACAGAGACGTTATTTCCTACAGCAAGGCCATTCCTTGCAATGAACTTTTTATCGGCCATCGAGTTCCCTATCCCTCAGATGCTACTTTTGTTTCACTTTTTCAGTGAATTGATTTCTTGTTGCATGTTATTTATATGAGTTTGCTGTTCCTTGATGGCTTCAATTAGCAGAGGAACAATGCGCTCATAGTCTACTGTAAGATAACCACGACCAATAGGAGCTCCGGTTACAACTTCTGGCAATACTGCTTCTAGTTCCTGAGCAGAAACACCGACTTCTCTTGCTGGTTTGTATCCAAGTTTCTGTGCAGTCTCATTCGCCTCGTAATAGAAACCATTTAGTTTACAAACTTTATCAATTGCGTTGGTGATATTCCCAAACTTGGTTTTCAGTCTATCATCAGAATAGTATGCAATGATGTTACCAGCAGCGCGGATGGAGTCCCCGGTAGTATTGAAGTCGGCATAGTAAGCTGTATCATTCTGGTCGTAAAAAATTGGAGATCGTGCGGATCCATCTATAACAGTATAACCACCTGTGCCGCCTGTAAGAGTTAGTGCAACAGCTGTATCATTACCAACCCCACCACGAGCTTTTAGGTTTGCCTCCATGTACACAGTCCCAGAGTTGAAATACGCTCCTCCAGGAAAATGAATATAACTTGATGCAGTAATATATGGATTAGACGGGCCAAATGTGATATTGCCGTTAAGGCTTAACGCAGTTGCACCGGTGCCATCAAAGTAAAACGCTGTGTTGTCATTATCGTAGAATATATTAGCATAAAGATTGCCAGAATAACCATTGTTATAAAGAGCGAACCGGTTCCACGCAGTAGTGCCACTTGCATTTGTCGATCTATAGAATATACTGTTACTAAAGAAGTCAGCAGCAATCTGCATTGAGTAATAGTTTGCATCGTTGCTATGTGTAGCAGCAATCATGTGCATCCAGCTACCATTGTACGGCCAGCCTTCAGCTGTGGTAGGAGTATCATGTTCGTAGAAACCAGAGTCAACGCGAGTTGATATATCTGCTCTGTTGGTAGAGTCCCCTGCAAATGTAGTCTGTGTACCAAAGGTCCCCGTTGGACCAGTAGGACCAGTCGGCCCCGTAGCTCCTTGTGCACCCTGAGCACCTTGCGGACCTTGTGGGCCCGTAGGTCCCGCAGGACCTTGCAATCCCTGAGGACCAGTAGGACCAGTTGGTCCTAGTGATCCAGTGAAGCCAATAGGACCCTGCGGTCCAGTAGGCCCAGCACCGCCTTGTGGGCCTTGTAGTCCTTGAGGCCCCTGTGGACCAGTTGCGCCTTGAGCTCCAAGAGATCCAGTAAATCCAATTGGGCCTTGAGGACCAGTTGCACCTTGTGGACCTTGTAGTCCTTGAGGCCCCTGTGGACCTTGAGGTCCTGTGGGCCCGGTAGGACCTATCGCCCAAGATGATGAACTTGTGCTGGATGTATAGGTGCCGCCATTAGGAATGTTAACTTGTCCAGGCATCCACTTAATCGCCGCATCGTCACCATTGGTAGAGGCTATACACAACCATCCCTCGCCAGGATCCCATGTTGAGTTTAAATAGTTAGTTACTCTAAATCTTGTTTGATCTGAAGCCTGACTTTGCCCAGGTGTTACCTGATACCACAACGCTTCCCACGCAGCTAGGGGCACACCTGAAGCCGTTGCAGTAACAGTTGTTGTGACATTTGATGGGTTATAATACGTAACTGTTCCAGAAGTAGGACAATTAATGTCAATATATCCATCAGAGCTGAACTCTGTTCTTTCCACAGGAATAGCTATGACTCGGGCGGTCCACTTGATGAAGCTACTAATCCACGAAACAGTTCCTCCACCCGAAAGAACATAATTAGCCATAAACGTATTATATTCAGTTGGTCCTTGAGGTCCTGTTGGTCCGGTCGGTCCTATTGGGCCTCCTGGGCCTTGTGGACCTTGGGGTCCTTGCGCGCCGAGCGAGCCCGTAAATCCTATTGGACCCTGAGGTCCTTGAGGACCAGTAGGACCTGGTGGGCCAATAGGACCTTGTGGTCCCAGCGAACCTGTAAAGCCAATCGGACCCTGTGGTCCAATGGGACCTTGTGGTCCTAGCGAGCCAGTGGCACCTTGAGATCCAGTAAAGCCAATAGGCCCCTGAGCACCTTGTGGTCCTTGCGCACCAAGTGAACCTGTAAATCCAATCGGACCTTGTGCTCCTTGTGGGCCAGTAGGTCCTTGAGCTCCTTGTGAACCTGTGAACCCTATAGCTCCTTGTGGTCCTTGTGGACCAGCTGGGCCTTGGGCTCCTTGAGATCCAGTGTATCCTAAAGGACCTTGAGCGCCAGTCGATCCATTGAAACCAGTCACCCCTTGAGGACCTAGATCACCTTGTGAACCTGTAAATCCAATAGGACCTTGAGGACCAGTCGGACCAGTTGCACCTTGTGAACCAGTAAAGCCTGCACCCTGCGATCCAGTGAAGCCAATTGGACCCTGAGTTCCTTGTGGTCCTACTACAGTCGACGCTGATCCTGTGAAGCCAATACTTCCTGTGAATCCTACGTCACCTTGTGAACCAGTGAATCCAATAGGACCCTGAGGTCCAACAACACCCTGTGAACCTGTGAATCCTATTGGACCGATAGAACCAGTGAAGCCTATGTCTCCTTTTGATCCAGTGAAGCCAGTCGAACCAGTGAAACCAGTATCGCCGCGGTTTCCAGCCACAAGAAATGAAACGACAACGTTTGTAGCATTAGCAAGAGGAGTGGTATTACCAGAAACATATGCTACAGGAACGTCGAAGTGGTTACCATGATCGGTATGTGTGCCGGTGATATTGAAAATTATAAAATTAGCGGAATTAGCTTCTTCGCTAAGTTTAATAGAACCTTTAATATCAGATGTCGAATCATCGATTGTCTGAATGAATGCAGTTAGATCTGTATCGTTTCTATCAACAGTAGAGATACCCATCACAGTTGCTTGAGATGGGTTTGTGTTTGTTAGTAGAACATAGCCATCTTCAATGTTTTCAATGAAGATGTCAGTAGACCATTGGTAGTAAAAGGATGCACCACCAAATTCACCAGGTTCACCTTTAGAGCCAGTAAAGCCTGCTCCCGAACCCCAGTATGTGGCCGATCCGTTAGATAGCAGAGCCTGACCAGCAGACCCGACAGTGCCGTTCGCAACGAGTCCCTTGACACCAATAGGGTTGAAGAAATATTTTGTATCTTTAGCCATTCGTTAACTCTATCAGGGTTGTGTTGCTTACGCGAACTGGAACATAGCTAAACTCAGATGGTATTGTGGCAAAGCTGAGAGCAGTGACTTCTGTATTATATGTAGCCGTCTGCTGAACAGGGGTAGCACCATTATAACTATATATCGTGGTGTTAGATGTGTATGAATACGCAACCTTGTTTACTGCCTGTTGAGCTCCACAGTTAACCGTGTTTATGAAAACGTTATTAGAGCTGTCCACAAACACTCTGTTGGAGTCCATTACAGCAACATTGGATCCTGCAGCAACAGCCGACCACTTGAAGTAGAATGTCCCATTAGACTGATTGTATGTCTCGAATGGATTCAGCTGCTTGATAGAAGGTGTTCTGTATCTGAGCTCTGTTCCTACTACACCGAAGCCATACGAAACAAACACAGTATTCGATGTTGCAGTGAAGTCGATTGTGTAGGTAGTCTCTGTGGTTGTCACTTCTCTGATAGCAATGTCTTCTGCAGCAATAGAAGATCCTACCGAGATAGCAGCAGCCTGTCCTTGCACTGCAGAACCGTTATAGACCACCGTAGAAGGGACAAAGAAGGCGTTTGCTTGTACTCTGTAGCGCTGGTTAGGGACAACAGAAAGTTGTATGTATTGTGAATTTCTATGTTGACCTGACGACTGAATTACAGTATAATCTCCATTGGAGCCCAGGAAAGAACCATTGAATGAAACCAGAGAGTTGGCACTATACAGCTCGGCCCCTGTCATTCTAGGACCTAGCGTGTTCGCTGTAACAAAGGCGTTTGCGTCCCCAAAGAAGTTGTTGTTTGCAGCACGTGCTGTCATGTTATTGGCAGCGCCTTCGAAGTAGATTCCTACTCCTTCGGTGTGGCGGATGTTCTTTCCAGAGACCGTGTGCTCTGCATACAGATCAGCAGGAGTGACTGTCTTCACCATTGTGAACGTGGTAGGATAGACAGAAGGAGTGCATTTGATCTCGCCGACATAATTGTTGACAGATGTAGTGATCTCATCTGGTCTTGCACCACTGACAGACATACTATCCTGAATCTCAGAAGTAGTAATACCATCTGTTGTAATTATCATCTGAGACACAGAAGAGTCACTCCTGGACACTACATGAATGTCCAGGGTGATCATTCTATCCTCTGCTAGATCAAAAGTATCTAGCACCTGAGGAGAGGTAGAGTTTGCTACGTATACAGTAGTTGTCATCTTGCTTTCAACATTTCAACTTCGGCACTGAGTTCTTTGATTGCTTCGATAAGAAGAGGAACGACACGCTCGTAGTCCACAGTCAGATATCCATGACCAATAGGAGCATCTGTCACCACTTCAGGAAGAACCTCTTGTAGTTCCTGTGCCGAGACTCCGACCTCTCTCTTTGGTTTATAGCCAAGTTTCTGTGCAGTCTCGTTTGCTTCATAATAGAAACCATTCAGCTTGCGGACTTTATCAACTGCATTAGTGATATTTCCGAACTTAGTTTTCAGTCTATCATCGGAGTAGTATGCAATGATGTTACCAGCTGCACGAATAGAATCACCAGTAGTGTTAAAGTCAGCATAGTAGGCTGTATCATTACTATCATAGAAGATAGGCGCACGAAGACTGCTTCCGGCTTGAAGACTGTTGTTGACGTATACGTTGCTGCCGCCGAGTGGATCGCTTCCGTTATTGACTGACATAACCTGAGTAGACATATCATAGTCAGTATAGAAGCGCACACCATTATAGGTAGGGTTTGCTCCAATTTTTATGCCGGTGTGGAACGCAATACGTAGGTCAGGGAACGGACTATTCCACGCACCACCTTCACGATAAATTGCATAAGCCGTACTGCGGTCACCGCCGAAATACACACCAAACTGGTGATCATCTGAAACAGCTGCTATGTTAGTAAGATAATAGCTTTTAGTTTCCCACATAACGCTAGTGGCATCTGGATTAGCGTAATAAGCAGTGTTATTGCTGTCGTAGAATATTGGAGCACGAAGGTCTACGTTGTTTGTAAATGATGCAGAATTTATGGCTATTTGATTCCAAGCATCATAATCAGTATCCCAACCTGTACGAACCCATAGCCCGTTACCATCAGTTCCATTATGTGGAGCGTATAATTGGAACTTAGCTTGTCCGGTACCGGCCATGCTAAGTAGAACCCCGTACATGTATGCACCTGGTCTATTTGAACCAGACCCGTTAGTTACGATTCTATAGCTAGCTTCTGATCCATCGATGTAAGTGTTCCAGTCTTCAGATGTTACAGCATCTCTGAAACGAATATAGGTTGTATCGTTTCCGCTGCCAACTAGCGTACCAGCACCAGCGTTCAGCGTGACTGTAGCACTATTAAAGTTAAACTTTAGTACATCTGATGCATCATGATAGATACCACAATGGGAATACCCAGCGCGATGCAGACCAATCCCAGCCGTGCCAGAAGTTGCTTGAACTTCGAGTTGCAAGCCATTGTAGTAGTTAGCCGGAGATGCAATATTGTTGGCAATGATTAGGTCAAGAAGGTTTGTAGTATTATTACCATCAACATAATAAGCAGTGTTATCACTATCATAGAAGATGGGTGCTCTTGCAGAGGAGCCATCCACAAGAAAATAGTCCCCACCAACAACCCTGGCTCTCCAGTTACCGCTTTGATTTAGAAATCCGATGTTATTGGACTGGTCGTAATAAATATAACCGCGGACTGTTCCGTTGTGGGTGTCCCTAAATCGAATGCCTTGGCCATTGATATTGCCACCACCCATATTCCAGTAATTGCCGGCATCCGAATACCAATGCTGGCCAGTAGATTGGTTGTACAATCCATTACCACTGCTATTACTTCTAAACCACCCTCTAGCATAATAATCGTTTGTTGTTAGATCAGTATTCAACACGCTAGCAGATGTCGGATCGATATAGTAATTAGTGTCGTTGCTATCGTAGAAAATAGACGCATACGCTGGATTTGTGTTATTAGTACTAGATGTAGGAGGAAAAACAGTGTGCGCAACACTCACTGTATGGTACGTAGAGGCTTCTAAGCTGATTACCCAACCAGCATCCCAACGAGTATATTCATAATTAGTATAACCTACCTGAACATCTGTAATGAATACTTGAGGATATGACCACGCCGAATCTAAGTTGCCAATAATAACATACATGTTAGTACCATCATAGGTAAATCTAACATTCTGGGCCGTGCGATTAGCTGTGGTCATATACGCAAACGTATTGTACCATAGTCCGGAGCTTGTATGACCACCACAATAGATATCAAATGATAAATTATCATATGTGTATATACGAACAGTAAATCGCAGCATTGGGTATACTGTTTCTGGTAGCTTTATCTTAAAAGCGCCAGTCACACTACCAGTTGATAGATATGTACCGCCACCAGGGTGTATGTTACGTAAACCGGACACGTTGTCGCTAACAGCAGCCTGAGTTAGTATGCTGCTACTAAACGTTTTAACTCCTGCAAGTGTCTGATCGCCACTTGTTAAACCGGTCGGACCAGTGGCACCCTGCGGTCCAGTAGCTCCTTGCGCGCCCTGTGCACCTTGCGGCCCCTGTGGACCAGTTGGACCAGTTGGACCTGCAGGACCTTGTGGTCCAGTAGCCCCAAGTGAACCTGTAAAGCCAATTGGACCCTGCGGCCCAGTAGCTCCTTGCGCCCCCTGAGCACCTTGAGGACCCGTAGCTCCTTGTGGACCTGAATTCGGACTTGTCCAGTATACTGTGCTTCCGTTAGTGGCAAGAACCTGACCAGATGATCCGTTAGAGTTGTTAGCTGTTACAGTATTGACTTTAGCAACGTTTAATATAGATGTGCTAGCAGGGTCGATATAGTATCCAGTGTTGTCACTATCGTACATAAGGGTCGCCCTTATGTCACTGGGGAAATAAGTATTTTTAAGCTCGTCTACACTAAAAATTGTACGCTTCGATGCAGGATAGCCACCCCAAATCTGCATATTGTATAGAGCAATAGGAAGATAAGCGTATTCGCCTGTTGTCGTCCATGTTGGCTGGAAGTCAATGTAGACAGTTTTATAGTGGCTTGTACTTCCAGCAGCATCAATAAACGGTAGTGTATTAAACGGCAAGTACATATGCCCAGGCCACGACCCAATTTGAGTGCTGCTATTAGTGACTTGAATAAATGTATTGTCGGCTCTTATTGCACTTATTTTAACAGTTGTAGAATGAACGTGACCCGCCCAGTACATGTAAAGAGCATCAAGGAACACATAGCTTCCGTTGTTTATCACTTCAATTCTAAAATATGGAGTGTTGTTTGGAATATTAATATTAGACGCAGCGTTACCTCCTACAAACTTTCTTTTCTCTGTATCTGAAAAGCTAGTGTATTCGGTCCATGTACTTCCGTTTGTTGAAGTATAGAATTTGATGTTGGCAATCGGATAGAATGCAGTTTTGTTATCAAACTGCTCTTGGAACAAAGCCATTTCGGTAACAGTTGGAGTTCCAAGGTTGTTGGTCGGCACACCAGTATTACGCTGGAAGTATCTTCCAACATATGTGTTGTCGAATGTTTTTGTACCAGTTATTGTTTGATCGCCGCTTGTTAAACCAGTAGAACCAGTAAAACCAATAGGACCCTGTGGGCCCGTAGGACCAGTTGGGCCAGCAGGTCCTTGAGGACCTTGTGGGCCAGTAGGTCCTGCTGGACCTTGAGCACCCAACGAACCAGTAAAGCCAATTGGACCTTGTGGTCCCGTAGGGCCAGCTGGGCCTTGAGGACCAGTTGCACCCTGAGGTCCTTGCGCACCCAGAGATCCAGTGAATCCAATTGGTCCTTGAGGTCCAGTGGCCCCTTGAGGCCCCTGTGCCCCTAATGATCCAGTGAAGCCAATATTACCCT